GCCTTGCCCAGTGGCCAAACCCGTACCTGATTCGCAATTTAATTGCAAACTGTGGTGCGCGGTGCGCTTCAGGTTGTTTTGACCGCTTGGCAAGGCTCGCCATGAGCGCAGCCATTTTTGAGGTTCGTCATAGTCATCGTAGACATCCAACGTCATCTGGTAAATGTTGCCATTCTCAAAGTCGCCCACAATGGTGTTGCCACCAAAGTTGCACTGACAATTGGATCGGTGACGGGTAAATTCTCCGTTGTCCCAGCCAGCACGTTCGTGCCATGCTTGGGTAGCCACATCAAACACCCACGTGGCGTTGCCGGTGGGAAACGTCAGGACGTAAAAAGCATGGCCTTCTTGCTGGTAGGTGTAGGCCACCGCGTCTGAAATATTGCCGTATTGAGCAATTGCATACTCAATGGCGTGGGTAGATATGCGTTGACCAGTGTAGCCATTGGCCCTGTAGACAATGCCTTGGCCACGGGCGTCAGTACCTAGCCAAAACAGGCCGTTGTCAAGCTTGGCCACAGAGAACGCAGCCACGCAACCAATTTCGTTGAACGCGCCTTGAATGCGGGTCAGCGGGAAGTCAGCCAAGCCAGCGTCGTACCAAACTTCAACAGAATCGGTACCAAACAACCAGGCTTCACGGTGGTCTACGATGAGCGCCACCAAACCGTCGGGCGAGCCTTCAGAGCTAGCAAAATCCAACGGATCGACCGACAGGCCGTCCAACAGCGAGGTCACCCACACCTTTTGGCTGTCTGGCTCATTGAACACAAAATAGCCGTCTAGATAGCCTACAGTCACCGCGCCAGGAAAATCTGGATCAGTGATCTGGGCAAACACGTTGGTGACTTCGTTGTAGATATAACTGTCAGGATTGCAAGCAAAGAATATCTGGGTGCCGTTGTCGGCAATGGACACGGGGCCAGTGCCGGTCACGGTGCCAAGCAAAGTAGGCACAGCGGTCATGCCCGTAACTTTATAGACTTCCAAACCTGACACCACATAAAAGTCAGACCCGTTGGTCTGATGTGCCCAAAGCGCTCTGATTGGGCCGGTGCCAATTGTTTGCAAAAAATCCAACCCAGGGCAGCGCGTTAGAAAAGCCGCCGTCTGACCGTTGTCTGGCGTGGCTTCGGGGTACAGGTTTACCATGCGATTGTTGGCAGCGTTGATGCTGCGAGCAACATAGCTTGCACCAAGAATCGGCGTTTGCATCAGTAATTACCGGCGTAAATGTTGAACCGCTGACGTGAGGACACAATGGCGTAAGGCATGGACATGATGTCGTCAGGATTGTTGATGCGCTTGAGATTGCGCTTGGACGTCATTGCAATCCGTTGCACTTGTGGGCTTGGCTCAACGCCAAACTCAGGTGCAATTTCCATCGCCAAATTGTAGGTGAACGCTCGCAAATAGCCTGGTGGAAACAGAATATTGGTTACCAAAGTGGCGGGCTGAGTCAACTCGTCAACCGAAATAAAGTGCCATTCCAAGTTTTGTGTAGGTTGCGGGTAAACGGTCATCGTAACGTCAGGGTAGGTCATGTTGACAAAAATGACCTGCGGGTACGTTGATGTGACAGTCTTAACCGCAATACCATCGTATTGCTGTTGATTGATAAATTTGATGCCGTAAGACACACCGGTGCCCGCGTCGATGTAGTAGGTAGCGTCATCCAGCAATACTGGCCGGTTGCCTACAAAATTACCTGATGGGCCAAGAGTGCGCGTAATTTGACCCGCAGGCCAAGTAAACGTCTGATCTTGAGTGCTAAAAACAGCCAAACGCTCAGTGTTCCATGAATCAATCATTTGATTCAACGCCATCAGCGAATCTTGAGACACGGACGCGGAAGTTGTCTCACCTTCAGCTAACACGCCAAGCAATCGCAATGCTCTATTGATTTGATCGCCAGCGGTATAGATGGCCATGTTTATGCTCCTTGTTCGACCACCTCTGGTGATCGGCTACGACGACGTTTGACTTCCAATTTATTAATTGGCCCCCCCTTAACAATTTCTTGCTGAGGAGGAGTTTTTTGGACGTGTCTTACCCAACCATTTTTTTCATCGTACACAGCCTCTGCTTCTAAACACGCAACTTTTGTTCCGTGCACAGAATGACTCATGTAGATGACTGCCATTTAGCTGACCCGATACACGTTGTAAGTCGCAGTACCTGTTTTATAGAACAACAGCTCGCCTGCTCCGCATGGCGAAGTAGACGCCACAGCGGTTATTGCAAAAGTCATTGTTCCAACTAAGGTAATTCCGGTTCCCGCTACGATTGTCACAACACCACTGGATGTACCAAGGTTCACAATTGCCAGTCTAAAACTAGAACCAACTTTTGCGTTAGTCAGTGTTGCATCAAGCAACGCTGCGGTGGGCAACGTGTAAGACGCTGCTGCTGTTCCAGCAGTTGCAACTAGCACATTGTTTGTGACTTGCGCCACGGTCAATGTTGCTGTAACAGTTGCCGCTTGGGGCGTGATTGACGTAATGTCAATTTCATTAAGGTTGCCGTCACCAAATTGGTAACCGCCGCCGACGGATGCAAGTGCCATGATAATTTCCTTTAAAAAAGTTACTGATTAGCAATCGTAGATATTAACCCCAAATGCGGCAAGCCATTGGTGGGCGGATGGTAGAAAAACCGTAGAGTACATCGATCCGGCAAGGCATCCGATCATTGTTAATATCATAATCACGAATGATACGCAGGCTAATGCCGTTATGCACAGCGCGAGCAGCCATATCGACCCCTTGTGGAAGCAACAAATCAGCAGTGGCAAATGTTATCGCCGACTTTGCATACACCAGATTTTGCGGATAGGCAGTAGACGCTGTACCAACAAAGGTAACGGCAGCATTGTCAGCAGGGAAGCTGTCAACAGTAGCCAAAGCGTTTGTACTGGTGTAAATCGGAGGACTGATAGCCATGTTTGCCAAAGCATTACTAGCGCCAGTTTGTGCAGCAGTTACAACGAATTGCTGTAATGACCCAGTTGACTCCCGTGTTTGTGGATTAACTGCGTACACATTAGCAATCGTAAACACATCACCCGCAGTCACTGTGTCAGTTGCACCAGTAAGGCCGTCAATGCTAATAGTCGCTTGGCCTTGGGTGCTAACAGCACCGTTAACCAAAATCGTACCTGCACGGGAGCCAGTGGTGTGAACCTTAATAGATTGGCTCATGTTGATCTCATCAAAGCCCAACACGCCAGTGCCCATCATGCCGTTCTTGAACTGCTTGCTGATGGTGTCGGTGGGGTTGAACAAACCTTTCATGCCTTCGACCAAACCAGCGTTAGCGGCTGGGTTGACGGTAGCGTAACGTGGTGACATCACGGCAGCGTTTTCGTTCAGCTTCTGTTGGGCTTGCAACAAGACCAAAGTAGTAGAAGGAGTGGTGCCTGGGGTGCCAACGGTGTTACCGATGGTTTTGTACGCATTGGCAACGTCAGCATCAATGCTGGAGGCCAACTGGCTGATACGAGGCTTCAACACACGCTCTGCAAAGTCGTCCAATTGCATGGTCAATTCAGCAGATGTGAAGTTCACGCCGATGTGCTTTTGTGAAGCAACAGTCAAAGTGGTGAACTGTTCGTTGTCGTCCTGAACTTGCAAGGCGGCACCGTCAGTTACCAAAGCGCGGTCGGGTAAACGGATACGCAGTGTAGAACCGATCTTGGCACCTTCAACAGCAAAGCTGTCGTCGTACTGACGGTTCACGTTACGGGTGAGCACCAGGTTGTTCTCAAGAATCTCGAGAGCTTTGCGGGTGATCATGTCGATCGTTAAGATACTATTAGACATGGAAAAAATCCTTCAAAAATTGTTTAGCGGTTTGCCTGTGCTTGCCACTTTTTCATCTGCCTTGCTCTTTCAGCTTCAATCCACTGCGAATCGGTCATGGTCTTGGTAGACCGTGGATCCGTAGTGTCATAGGCTGGGCTCCCAGAGGAGCGAGCAGTGACAGGCGAAATCGGTGCTGGCGCAGACGTGGTTCTTTTCACGGGAGGATCATTGGCCATCTTGGCCTCAATCTTCCCAATTTCTTTGGCTTGCACGATAGGCGAAAGACGAGAAATTCGATCTGCTTCCTTGGGGTTGGCACCGAGGTAGTAAGCTACTTCAGGGCCTATGTCCGAGGCTCGGATCGACTCAGCCATCACGTCAGTAATTGGAAGTTTCGGGTTGTAGGCGACTTGTTCAAAGTCGTCGTACTTATTCCGAGCTTCTTCTTCGCGTTCGTGATAAGACTCAAGAATTGCAGATTGCTGCCTTGCTTGTTCTCGCTGGGCTAACAGTTGTTCAGCTTTCTGATAGGCCAATGCGTCTGCATAGTCTTCAGGGCTGTCGAACTGATCGACTGGCGGGATACTTGCTGGCGCTCTCAGCGTTTGGGCTTCCGCTTGACGTTGAGTCTGCTCTCTTTCCCACTTACGTTGTTCTCTTGCAAGCCTTTTGCCGATTGCTGCATCAAGTTCTTCTTGGGTAAAAACCCGTGAAGGCTCTTTTGCTTCTTCAGCGACTTCCGGCGTTTGATTTGCTTCCTGAGTGGCCGTCACTTCTGGAGCTGGCGCGGAGTCTACTTCCGCTAAGGGTTGTTGGACTTCTTCAGTCATTTTTGAATCCTAAGATCCCCTGGTGAGCCGCACCAGTACGGGTTTTGATTATTCGAAAATGATCGTTGCTGACACTGTACCTGAAATTACCACGTAAATGCCGTTATTGACGTAAATACCGTCAAGAGGGAACACATACGAGGTTGCAGCAGCAGGTGTGAACACGCTCAGAACAGTCCGAGTTGTGGTCGCAGCAGCAGAGTCATAAACCGTGATGGTCGGCGTGGATGAAGCCGCGCTGACAAAAATACCTTTGAGCTTGCCGCCCATTGGCTTGATGTTGGCGGTTGCGGTGATTTGTGCAAAATTTGCCATGATGTTTCCTTACGCCAAAAAGCGGAGTTTATACAGAGTTGAAAGATACAACTCAATGATGTTGTCGATGAGTTGTTGCAACGATGAATCAGACTTGTCCACCACTTCGTAGCGGCACTTTTCAATATCATCCAATTGCCCTTGCAGGAAGTCAATGATGTTGGACGTCTTGGTAGCTGAGTGCAAAGTAATTGGCCCCATCAGGCCATGACGGCCTTGGTAGGCTTCAGCAAATGCGTCAGCATGGTCAATGATCTCATCATAAAACGTGTTGAGCGCAACGTGCTTGGAGTAGCTACGGGTGTTGAGATGGACGCTATGCGCCACATCACGGGCGAGGAACAACATTCCTACAAAATCAGCGGCCTTGTACATCATTGGGGCATTCCTTGTGGTGGCATCATTTCGTCTTCAGGCGGTACCATTTCGCCTTCAAACGGTTGTGCGTATTCAGTTTGTTCAGGCATCATCTCTTGCTGGCCACGATCAGGCATTTCATTAACCATGTTTTGCGATTCCATAGCTGCAGCAACCACGCCCATAGCAATATCTTGGATTTGTTGCTCAGTCATGCCTGCTTGCACAGCAGAAATGCGCTGTGTTTCAGCTTGGTACAGCTTGATTTCAGCTTCAAAATCTTTGCGTTGCATGTCTTGCGCTTCAATGGATTTACCCACGTTTTGCAGCATTCCATGCAACTGGTCGAGTTCTTGACCCATTGCTTGGATCTGTTGCTCGGCGGCTTGCAGTTCGGGCGGCTTGTCGCCGTCGGCCATGAGTTTGGGGTCGATGGTTTTGGCAAAGCGTTTGGCCATCTCTTGCGCGCCAGGCCAGTCCATGTTCTTGACAAACAAGTCGCCAGCCACAGACCACAGTTGTGGGTTACCTTGCAGCAGTTGAGCCATCGCTTCAAGTGCCGCTTGGCGCTTAGTTGCGTAGCCTGGGCCAGTTGTGGCCACCACATCGTACTTGCCAACACCAGGGTTGTAGATTTTTTCGATCACAATACCCTACTCGTTGACAATTTTGTTGACGGGTTGCGGCTGGTCAGGGTTGATCTTGACCATCTTAGTCTCGCCGTCTTCACCAATGACGCCAGCAATGCGCTGTGTGTCGTAAATCTTGGGTCTCAATTCCACC